AAAGCATTAGGCAGAGTTTTTGCAATCGGTATGATTGTTGGTGCACTATTTGAAGGCATTATGGACGGCTTTGATGAGTTTATGAAAACAGGTGATATTGGTAAAGCACTTATCGCTGGTCTTGCTGGTATTTTAGATTTCTTAACATTTGGAATTTTTGATAAAGAAAAAATCAAAGAAGTTATTGGTGACTTTGGTTCTTTCTTATACAAATACTTAATTAAACCATATGTTGATTTTATTACGTATATAAAAGACGCATTCCTTGGCTTAATTGAAAATATCGGTATACCAGAAGTCAAGTTTAAGATTCCAATTGTTGGCAAAGAAGTATCAATTGGTCCATTCTATCCATTTAAGAAGGACGCTAAACCAACTGGTGCTTCACCAGAAGCACCACCACCAACTACTGCTAATCAAGTGGAACAAAAATCAGCAGAGAATGCTGGTGCTAAAGATCAGCCTGTTACTTCTAATAAAACTAACATGGTCAATGCTCCAGTTACTACAAATAATAATTCTACTAAAGTGGAAATGCGTCCACCAATTAGGAATCAAGAATCATCTCAAAGTAAATACCTAGCAAGCAAATACGCATAAAAAAAGGGCACCGAAGTGCCCTTTTCAACAACCACTGAATTATTCTTCAGCAGCAATTTTCTTAAAGTAAGACATCACATCCTCATCGTCATCATTGTCGATAGACTTTTGAGTAGGTGCTGGTTTAGATTTTAAACTTGGTGCCGAAGCAACAGGCATATCATCTTCAGTCATTGAAGCAGCAGACTTACCAGCAAAAGTATCACCAGAAAGAACTGCATCAAGTTTCTTCTTCAATTCGTCATAAGACTTGAAGTTGCTACGATCGGTAAACTCAGACAACTTATGTTGAGCATTAACGATACGAACAATTTCTTCATCACTGTCAGCAACTGGACATGGGTCAGAAAACACGGATTCATCGTAGTTAGCATAACCATCTTTCTTGCGCATACGCAATTTAAAGTTGGCACCTTCCCACAAATCAAACACGTTTACTGGTTTCTCATCTTCGAATGTTGGACGTGCTTTGTCCATAATCTTATCAAAGATTTTCTTGCCGAATTTAAACAAGAACACTTTACCTTCATTCTCTGGGTGCTTTGGGTCAGACACAACGAGTACGTTGGCAGTGAAACTTAATTTACGCTTTTGTTTACGAGCGATCTCTTTATTAGCATCAGAACCTGAGTTCCAAAGCATAGTGTTCAATTCACCGACTGGATCATTTTCACCAAGAGTTGTTAGGGAGTTTTCGATATACCACTTTCCAGTTGGACCTTGGAAACCATGACTGAAGATACGAACCCATGGGAGTTCATCGCCTTCAACACGTGGTAGGAATCGGAGAGTTGCTGTTCCGTTACCAGCCTTATCGCCTTCTAGACGCCAGAAGCGATTGTCGTCATAAGACTTCTTTTCGCCACTTTGTGGGTTAGAGATTTTATCAAATTCTCCAGCGATTTTGCTGAAGTCTTGATTGCGCATTTTACGGAGTGTTTGAATATCCATCGTATTTTCCTTTGTATAAAAATATATTACTTTGTATTAGTATTATGTTGTATTGAAATTTCATCATCTAATTCAACCTCTTCATCGAACGAGTTATCGTTCAAATCGTAGTCATCATAATCTTCCTCAACATAGTTATTTATAGTTCTCATACCACCAGTCTTTCGACCATTAGCATGTCTAGCAGGTTTCCCCGAACTACCACTAGTATTCCCATCATCAAAATTCTTTGACGATTTATAATAAGTGCGACCCATTTTAATCTAACTCTTCAACAAAATGTGTAAATATTTTACGTAGTTTTTCTTTATCGTATTTAACGAAACCAATCAACTTCTTTATTCGCAATAACTCATTACTCCATATATGTTGCACAGTAGGATTATCAAGCCAGTGTTCAACAATATGATCAAGTTCATTTATAATTACGAGTGTTTCGATTGAAATTTTACCACCCAAAAACAATTTTAATGCAGCAGGGTATTCGTTAAAATTAAAATCAAAAATACTAGAAGTCGGTAATTTATTTATCTCAACATAAGTCAATAGTGACGCTAAATCATCAATAAAGATTTTAGTTATACTTTGTTTTCTTCTATTCCATTCAGCTAGATTATCATCGGCTTCTTGACCAGCATAAATTGCAGACTCATTACCATAAGCAAAGTTTGCAACAAAAAACTGAATAATCTCACGATCGTTGACAAACTTCCTTGCCAACTTCTCAAAAATATATCTATCATTCCTAGCATTAAATGCTTCACGTGAACCCTTAACATTTCCTCTATTTTCGAAGACGTTAAATCTTTCAGAGTTGAAGTGTAATTTTAAAGCGAGATAATAGCGATACGCTTTAAATCCGTCCACTGCGAAGTTTCCTACATTGTTCTTTCATAGCAGCAGTATAATCTGGAGAAATCTCAGCGATATCGCAACTATAAGTTTTTTCATTAGGGGAATTTATTACTAAAAATATCATTAGTAAACAGTAACAAATAAATCCGATTAGTATTAAAATCCAAGTTGTAATACTTCTTATCTCAAACATCTAATTTGGCTCGCTTGGGTAAGTAGTTTTCATCTTGGAAGTTCACCTCAAGTTTATCCTTGAGTGATTTATTCACAAGTTTGGCAACATCTTCTGGTTCAATAAAGTTTTCTTTACAATATTGAAGAACTGCATCCATATAAGATATTTTTTTATCACGTACGATTTGTTCGATATGCATCGAAAAGTCATTTGATGATTTAAACATTTTTCTTGATCCAATATTCACAGTTGCGGATTTCCTGACATAATTTATTGTATTCAGCGGATTTTTGTTTATAGAGTTTCCAAATGGGTGTATTAGGTTTATCAGCATCCATTTGTTTATCGAATCGTTCTAGATACATAGTGAAGAATTTATCAAGTTTCATCTTTTGCATCAATAGTTCGTGTCGTTTGTTTTTGTAATCCATAATATAATTATACCTTAGTTTTTAATAAAAGTCAAGTTTACCTACGCATTTTTGCAATATCTTTTGCTTGTTCATCGCTGAATACAGGAACTGCATTAGATTTATGCATTGTGCCGATACCTTTGATAGCAGTACCAGTGTAAACTGGATTTGGTTTCTTGAAACAAGGCGCACCAGTAAATGGTAGACTTGGGATCTTAGGTGTCTCACGACAAGCAGGTTTTCCAAGTGAGTATGATTGACTGAGTTTCTCAGGTTTAGTTGGAACATTTGAAATCTTTGTCTCATACTTCTTCAACATCTTTTCCCAACTCTCTTTCAACTCACGCTGTTTTGCGTTGGGTTTTTTCTTCTTAGACTTTCCAGGTGATGTAAAGATCATTTGCATAATATAGTCATCAAAATAGTTAATCACAGTATATATTATACCCTAAATTGACATCAAAGTAAAGCGATTTTTGACTATTTTTTAGAGATATTTGACTCTTTTCCGTGACCAGAAGCATATTGCATGCAAATCCAGCTGGAATCGCCATATGCACAGCGGACTGCAAGAGGGTCAATTCCCTTTACAATTGCAGATTCAATATTTCTTTCCATTGATTTTAATTCTGCATTTTTATTATAACTATAACTACCAATCAACGCAAGAATTGCAAGAAGAATTGATATAATAAACACTTTATCGTTTGTAATCATAAGTTCCTTTAATTTTACCATGTTCCGTTATCCAATACTGTTCTAACAGACAGTGGACCAACGGTAATATAAATTGCATACATAGAAGGATCGGTATCTGTTGGTTTATGAAATGAACCAGACAATCTCCAGTGGAATGGGTTTAATGCAAAACTTACCCATATACCAGAGAATCTTACGTAATCAAGAAAGTTCTTTAACATCGTCGCATAGTCCTAATTTTTTTGATTCGGTTGCGCTTAACCAAATATCTTGAGGTGGCAACAATACCTCTCTAATTTTTGCTTCAGATAAACCAGTACATTTTTTATAATGATTAATCATTTTCTTAGTTGTTAAGTCAAACTCTTTAACAGTGGCAAACAATTCGTGTTCTTTACCAAATGCACCCCATGAGTATTGATGACTCAGAATAGAAGTATTTGGTGTCAACAAACGATGACCTTTATCACCAGCAATAAAAATCATAAGTCCAGCTGAAGCAATCTGACCAAGACCAATTGTTCGAATTGGAATGGCAGAACCACGCATAGTGTCAATCAAAGCAAATGCTGCATTCAAATCTCCACCTGGACTTGTAATAATTAAATTAAGTAATTCTGGACGCTCTTCTGCAAAATTGGCTTCAAAGATCCACTCAACCGCAGTCTTAACGCTGGTTAGAGTAATCTCCTCCATCAGAAGAAGAAAGGAATGTTTTGATTGTTCTTCCTTGAGTTGCAGATTCATTTTTGTCATCATAGTATTTTCCACTTTCTTTATAAAAAATATGTCTACCTATTACAGTAGTCTTTTCGAGCTTCCATCTTGGATTAACATAATCTGCGTGATAGTATAACGCACCTTTTGTTATGTCTTTCAAATTTTCATAATTTGCATAAACATAAACTGCTACTTCTTTTGCGTCTTCATAAACATCTTTATTTCTTATAGAAACTTTATGACAGAACCAAGAGAATTGGCAAACTGAAGTTGTTTTTTGTTTTACAACCCCACATATATCTTTTGGGAATCTAGGATCTTGCATCCTATTTAGAGTAACAAGAGCGACTGCTTCCTTACCTTCTCTAGATTCATATCCAGCTTCATGGTAAATATTTTCAGCAAGACAGTCAATTTGTTTTTGTGTATCTTTGGTTAGTTGATTATAACTTACATTTAATAATACAGAATCAGAAAAAACATTTTTTGTTAATAATATACAACTTAAGAATAATAATATTAATGGTATGTATATACGGTACGATCGCATATTGATCTCCTTTTAAAAGAAGACAGGTGCGCGAACACCTGTCCAATTCCCTATCAGGTGGACTTTTTGCTATTAGTCTTTGTATCTAGTGGGATGTTTGAAACGAAACCATTGAGGGTTTGAGCCTTAGCAATAATTTCAGCTTCACTTGGGTATGAAGGGAACCCTGGATGTTCGGGTAACTCTCCACCATTGATTTTAGCAATCTCTAGTTTGGCATGCCAACTATTGCTAATTACTTCACGCTTACCATAATAATCATCATTTAACATATCTTTCGCCATTTTTAATAGTTCAAGGCGAATCTCGAACGGAGTCATATTAGACATAGTGTCTTCCTTTCTGTGTTGTGTGTAAAAACGGAACTTTTATTGAGAGTTCCCAACTCGTGTATGATTATTTAGGATTACTTCGCTTCTACTTTTTTCTTTGGAGTAGGTTTTGGCGATTTTGGTGCTGGAGGACAATTACCTTTCTTATCCTTAGTCACACAGTTTACTTCTGGTTTCTTTTCTTCTTTCTTTGCTGGTTCAGCTGCAAAAGTAGCAGTTGTAAACGCTAATGCGATTAAAACTAATAGTGGTTTCATTTTATTTCCTTATAAAATTAAAAATAACTTCGGGATAATCATTTTGGAGTTTATCCCAGTTCGTTCTCCAATTTACTATACGTTGCATCTCTGAATCAGGATTGTGATCATGTACCAACGTATTTGTAAAACTCTCAACAGTATCCTTGAACATTGAATCAACTCCGTATATGTCAAGTTCTGTAAAATCGCTCTCACACATAATTAATGCAGCAATATGACCAGCAGAATAGAATTCTGGAAAGTCTGGCATTAAATCAATAAACAAATTATTATCTAATATATATTCACGGATTTTATATTCATCTGTTGCACGCCACGCTTTTGTTGTAAAAAAGGCTGGACAAGAAATCAAACTAAGATCTCTTGACCAGCGTTCTATTACATTACCATCAAGTATAACTGTAGAATCAACTTTAGTCCAAGGTATATTACAACCGATAGTATAAGTATACTCTAGATTTTCTTGAAAAGCAAATCTACTTGGACCATTGCAAACTACTGCGGATTTCATTCTGCCACTGCAACAATAAATTCTTCTTTAATCATAACACGTTGAGCATCGCCAATCTTAACGACTTGACCTTTGTTCCATTCCAAATAAATTTTATCACCGACATTAACTGCAGTGACGTCAGAACCTATTGCTAAAACAGTTCCAGTTTTTGAATCTCGATTAGAAGTAGTTCCATCTAGAATAATACCTGATTCAGTTTTTTGATCAACTGAATTTTCAGCAACTAAAACCATTTTACGAAGTGGCTTAACAACCATGATTAGAATGACCTTGTGTAAGATACATATGTACGATTAAAACCACTATCACCTACAACGTGATCATAACCGAGATTAAGTTTATCCTGTTTAGTTAAATTATAACCAACAGCATAACGAACAGAATTTGTTTTGTCTAGGTTATCAGTATCGAATGCATTACGATAACGATATCCAATTTTACCAGAGAAATCACCATATGTAGCAATCACTCCTGGTTCAATTGCATAATATGCAAATTCAGTATTTGTAGTTGCTCTTACACGTTCACCAACAGCACCACGTAGATAACCACTAAGAAAATCATTGAATTGATATTTTCCAGTTGCGCCAAGTTCATAGCGTGCAGATACTTTGTTAGTGCCATCAGCAACAGTATTTAATACACTGATGTCACCATCAAGAGATTTTGTTAGTGTTTTTGTATAAGTGAGTTTGTATGCGTTACTATCTGCGCCATTAGAAATGGCTGATTGTTGTCCAACCATAACTGATACTGAATCGGCAAAAGCAAGACTTGTAAATGCCAACATAGTAATCGCTAATACATGTTTAATGTTCATTGTAATACCTTTTAATAGTTAATAAAAATGGTAACTTATTCTGTTACGAGGAAAGTTACCGAAACCCTAAGCAGTGTTTAGGCTGCTAATGCGAACTGTGCGTCGTTTGCGTTTACGTTGTTTTAGTTTTTACATCTACTCTGATGAGTTGTCCACTTCTGTACTTGTTGCCCTGTCGAAACCTAGTCACCCCCATCAGAAACATACTATGGTGAAATTGACTTACATCGTAGAGGTCACGGCTTACCAATCCTGATCCCAACCTTTCGGTTTTGTAGAGATTTAAGTATGCTTCTGGTGGAGGTGGGGAGAATCGAACTCCCGTCCAGAACACTTTTCTAGTTGCTTCATACAACCATTAAATTATTATATATTATATTTATTTAAATGTCAAGATTTTATTTTTTGCAAAAACTCATCAAATTTAGTAATCTCAGCACAAATTGCAACCATAGGAATTTGGACACCATCTGGTCCGACCATAAACC